CTATTGTGATGTCGCCAGGACAATCGTCGTAGAATTCCGCGCACGCCTGAATGGCGTCGAGGCCTATCTCATAGCCGGCGGAGAATTCTCTTTCTGTTTTATTCATTATTCTGACTCCTGTTTGTGCTGCATGATTACAGCGACAAGGGGACTCTTGCGAATCCCCTTGCGCGATGTAATCACAAGCCGTGCGCCCGCAATGCGTCTCTAATACCTTGCTTATTCGCGCCGGCATCAATCAAGGCAAGCGCAATGAATCGCTTGTTGTCGCTATCGCCGGCTTGCGAAAGCACCGACATATAATCACCGTAGTGATTCTGCGTGGTCATCGGCGATTCCTCAATATCGCGTACAAGCGGCTCAAGGTCTTTTGCGATATCTTTAAGAATAGCTGTTTGCTCGGGTGACATTGATTCGACTCCCTATGCGATGATCAGAAAAAACAGGATAAATGCGTATAGATAAACGCCGGCAATGATCGCGCCGGCGATGGTTTTCAGTGTTTCCATAATGTGACTCCTAGTGTCGCTATTTCCCAAGGCCAATAGTGGATCGGATCACAATGCAGAGTCAACGGAAAAAATTATCAATTGTGATAATTGCCGGGGTAACAATCCCCCATAAATGAGCCGTGCCGGCAACCCCCCAATCATACATAGAAGGGATAATAGATAAGGGAATAGACAATGCAGAATCCTGCACGGCACGGTTACCACTCGCGACAAATCCCCGAGCGCCCCTAATTTCCAGGCCTCGGGCTGGCCGGATATCCGGAGATGAAAGACCGCATATTGTTCATTATGTAAAATATCGCGGCTGGCAATGATCCTCGGCGAAACGAAACGGGAACGGATCGCGAACGAAGGGGGTACCCCCCAAACCGGCTTGCGGATTACTGTTGTCCCATCCCCCACATGTAATTTTTTTTAAATTTTGCGAGGTTGGTTTTTGCTATATAATTTTTTTAAAATTTGCCGGAGGTTGCTAAGTGGTTGAAAAGAAGCGCGGAAGGCCCAAGGGGTCGCGTAATAAATTGAAGTATGACTTGCAGGGATTGATGTCTGGCAAGCTTACGGATTTGGCTGTGAAGGAGTTGGAGAAGATACTTCTGCACCCTGATACGTCTAATGCGGATCGTCTTAGAGCGATTAATTTGATCTTTGACCGAGGGCATGGGAAGCCCCAGCAGACGAGTGTTGTTGGCGTTGAGGCGGGGCCGAATTTGAAGGAATTGATGGTGCGGTTTATGAAACCGGAGGAGACTATGAAGGAGATCAGGGAGGCGAATTCCAAGGTTATTGAGCATTTGGACCCTGACAATACCAAGCGGAAGGCCTACTGATGGTGGTGTCGAAGCCGTCAGAAGTGGGTTTGGATACGTCAAAACACGGGGTTACACTTACCCATGGTGGAAAACGTGTATTTATTGAGGATGTGATCACCGAGGAAGTGGCGAAGAGTTTGCGTTCTAAGACTGGCAGGTTGAGGTGGGACGACTGGCGGCTTGAGGAGCCTCTTGCTTGGATGCGCAGTTTCTTTCCGATTAAGATTGGTGAATCTGCGTATGTAGTTGTGGAGAGGCGGAATGCTGGACACAAGTGGCATGTGGATACCGGGGATGCGGGGCATATGCCTTGGTGTCGTTATACTGCTGGTGTGGGTTTGTCTCCCGCTGACATGTTTTCTGGGGGTGGTTTTTATTTCCGCGATTCCGGGCCTTTGTATCATTACCGTGATATGATAGCTTACACCGCTGATCAGGAGCATATGGTTGAGAGCCATACTGGTGAGAGACTTGTTTTGCTAATGTTTTTTGAGGGTGAAGATGGCTGAGTTAATCATCCCCTATCAACCCAGGCCTCTTCAGCAGGAGCTTCATAACGATCCTGCCCGCTTTAAGGTTTTGGTCTGGCACCGGCGTGCCGGCAAGACTGTGTGGGCTATTAATGAGGCGATCCTGAAGGCTATTGCGGCTATGAGTGATGGCAAGCCCAGGCCGAGGGTGGGGTATATCGCGCCTCTTTTGAAACAGGCTCGCACGGTGGCGTGGGACTATGCCAAGGAATTCACGGCACAGCTTCCTGGGTTCCGGCCCAATGAGGGCAACCTGCACATCGATTTCCTGGACGGCTGTCGGCTTAATCTGTACGGGTCTGACAATCCTGACGCCGCCCGTGGAATTTACCTCGACTATGTGGTGATGGACGAATACGCTCAGATGGCACCGAATATGTGGACGGAGATCATCCGGCCGGCACTATCGGATCGTCAGGGTGGTGCGGCGTTTATCGGCACTCCAAAGGGCAAGAATGCATTCTACGATCTCTACATGAGGGCGCAGAATGACGAGAGCGGCCTGTGGCAGTCCTATCTGTACACGGCGTCGGAGACACAGTATGTCGATGAAGGGGAGCTCCAGGCCGCCCGCAACGACATGACGGACGAGGAATACCTCCAAGAGTACGAGTGCTCCTTTGATGCCGCCATCAAGGGGGCTTACTACGCCAAGCAGATGGAGAATCTGACCAAGGAGAAGCAGATCACATCTGTGCCTTACGATCCGGTCCTCTCTGTAAACACTGCCTGGGACTTGGGCCTGGACGACATGACGGCGATCATTTTCTATCAGATTGCCGGCAAGGAAATCCGCATCATCGACTACTATGAAAACAGTGGTGCCCCACTCAACCACTATGTCCAGGTTCTCCGGGAGAAGGGATATACCTACGGAGAGCACAATCTTCCGCACGATGTTAGGGTTAAGGAGCTTTCCACCGGCAGGTCTCGTCAAGATGTGCTGCGCTCACTTGGCTTAAACCCACTACTGATTGTGCCAAAGCTTGGCATCGAAGAGGGGATCAATGCTGTCAGGTCCGTCCTTCCCAGGATGTGGATTGACGAGAGGAAGTGTGATCGCCTGATTGAGGCGTTGCGCCAGTACAGGACTGAATTCGACGCCAAGACAATGACGTTCCGCGCCCGCCCGCACCATGACTGGACATCCCACCCGTGCGATGCGATGCGATACTTGGCGGTTTCACTTAGAGACCCTGTTGACCAAAGAAGGCTACAGTCCCTGGCGCAGCAAGATTACGATATCTTCAACCCGATGGGGCATGACAATCTGGCCTCATCAAATGACTGGGTGCCGTGGTAATGGATTACAATAAAGCTCGCATGGAGGCAGAGGCGCAGTACCCGTTTCTGTCTAAGTTCAGGAATGTTCGCATTGTACCGGCGAGGGGCGACAACCTTCGCGGCCTTGGGGAATACTTCCACCCGAAAGAACCATCGAACCCAAACCCTGGTGAGTTTACCATATCAATTGGCAGCAAATCAAAAGACCAGCCAGGTGGCGTGGCGTCAACGATTATCGCAGACATGGTTCATGCCGCTGGAGATTTGTCGCCTGAGTTCCGAAAGCTGAAGTCTGAACTGATCCAAAACTTGAGTGCCGGTGAGATAAATTTTGCCAGAAAGAAGTTTGAGGAAAAACGCCTAAAGCATAGCGGAGAAAACTTCTCTAACTTTGAAAAGTTTATGGAAAATTACTGGAGTGACGGGATCATCCAGCATCTATTAATCCCACACAACTCAGAGATAGACGAGATCAAGCGCGGGAGCCCAGGCGCGGTTGAAACTTTGAACAAGATCAAAGCTTTGTTTGAGGGCAAATAAATTGATCCGCCCGTGGGAGGAAGACGATCTCGACGCCCTTCTTGCGCTTGGGAGCCGGTTTTACGACGAGGCTCAATCCTACCGCAACTTTAAGTTCTCGCCGCACAAGGTCATGGAGAATTTCTTTTTCATCCTTGAGCGCCACGATCAGGTTGGCCTTTGCTATGATGACGGAGAGCTAAAGGGGGCGATTGCTGGGGCGATATACCCTCAATTTTTTTCCAAAGGATTAACGGCGTCGGAATTGTTTTTATTTGTGGACCACGGCGCGAGGGGTGGCGTTATTGGCAAGCGCCTAGTAAATGCGTTTGAAAACTGGGCCATGGCAATGGGGGCGAATGAAATTCGCGTTGGCGTGTCCAGCGGAATAAAACAAGAACGAACTATTGGCCTTTACGAAAAACTCGGGTATACTTCCACCGCAACTCAACTACGAAAGGTTTTGTGATGGGTGGTTTTTTCTCGTCGCCGGCTCCTGCCCCGGTAGCACCGCTCCCTACGCCCGCGCCCGCCGCGCCCACGAAAAGCGACGAGGATGTGAGGGCTTCCCGCGAAAATGAGCGCAAGCGCCGACTGGCTGCCGCCGGACGCCAATCCACAATCTTGACTTCTGCTGCCGGCACTAGGACGCCGACGACTGAGAAGAAAACCCTCCTGGGGGCGTAATGCCTCTCAAGAAGGGGACAAGCCAAAAGACCGTCTGGGCAAATGTTAAGACGCTTGTAAATGAGGGGTACAAGCGTGATCAGGCTATAGCGATAGCCATGAGGAAGGCGGGCAAGGCGCGTGGTAAAAAAGCGAAATAGCAACGAGCAGTTTGTACGCGATGTCGCGCTCATGCATGATTCGCCGCTCGG